TTTTAATGTCTCTCTCAAACCAATCATTTACTTGGTCATGTGGTATTTTAGTTCCTATAGGCTTATCGTAGAACTCTTCATCCCATTCAGTAATAAGGTGACCTATACCCCCTGTTAAATGCCCAAGTGAACATCTATATATTTCAAATTTTATGCCTTCATCTTCTGCTAATTCATCTTGTAGTTTTATTAAGTTCATTTCTTCCCCATAATTTTCATAGCTTGACCTGCACCTTTAATACCGAAGGATGCACTGATTGCTATAAACAAAAGATACTGATACCACTCAGGTAGTGTATTCAATACCTCAAAGCCTGTTCTCACATATTCTGTCATGCTAGGTATAAATACTAGTATAGCAGGTAAAAGTAAAACTGTCAAGGCAAATTCGTCTTTCCACGAATTATCTGTTGAGTCTGCCATAGACTTTTCCCATGCGACTTCACCTGCTGCAACTTTCTCAGCTACAACTGCTTTAGCTTTAGCCTGTGCTACTTTAGCCTGACCATCTGCTTTGACCTTCTCAACCTTACTGCTCATCCAAGAACTAGCGAGGTTTGCGATTGGTCCTATTAATGCTGTTAACATCGTTGTCTCCTTTATGTTCGTGACCCATCCAAATGCCAAAGACACCTGTCATCACACCCATAACTACTGATACAAAAGCTGACTGTGCCGCAGTCGGTGTATCTAAATCCATAAACCATTCAGCACATCTCCATGACATTACTGTACTAGCTAACATCATAAATCTAGGAAGTATCTTCCATTTTAAAAACGTCTCTACACTCATCTTATACAATTACAAGCTTCTTTATTAAACTTTGCATCTATCCAGCACTTACCATAGTACAGAACAAATAACCACACTGTGAATAAAACACCTTCAACGTAACTAAGTTCATTCCACGCATCTAATATCATGTTATCCATTATAGTCTCCTAGTTCCTTCTTTTTCTTGTTTTTCTCTTAGAGCTTTCACGTGCTTGTTGAAGAGATAGTTTCCTAGCTTCAGCAGCGGCTTCGCCAAGTTTAAGTACAATTTGTCTTTTCTCATCTAAATCTCGCCGTTTTTCTAGCAATCTTTTTGGGTTGTTTAGCCACTTGTCTACCTGCTCTAGTTGCTTTGCGTTTAACAGCCGAAGTGGCGGCGTATTCACTGGGAGAAAGAGCCTTAATTGCCGCTTCAGGTAGATAACGTTCACCGGTAGCTTTTGACCCTTGTGTACTAGGTTTACCACTTTTAGTTCTCCACTTTTGCTTTGTCCAGTTTGCTAGTGACTTTTGTGGTGCTTTCATATGCTTCCTTAATTTCTTCTATTGTTCTGTTACATCCTATGCAGACATTCTCTTGCAACGTGCAGATGCCTATACATGGAGTTATAATCTACCTGTCCACTTAGCTACAAACCAAGCTGCTAATCCTGCAAAGAATATAATGACAATGAAACCTATACTGTATCCTACATATTCCATTATCTCTTCTTGACGTTTCTTTGCCATCTTTTCTTGATAACGCCTAGACTTTCTTGCTTCTGCTTGAAACTGTTGCCAGTCTTGCCACAATCCGGGTCTACCTAGATATATCATCATCTTCTTGAGTTCTTCTTCTTTTTCTTTTATCTGCTCAAGAGCCATGAACTCTTCTAAGTCTCCACCCCCTATACCTTTAGCTTTTTTCTTTTTAAGGTTTTTCTCTATGGCTTCTTTAGAAAATACAAAATCTGATATATGTTTAGCACAACCTGAAAGTTCCTTACCGTTAGATATAAAACTCTTGATTACACCAAAGGCTGCATTTGCTGCTGCGAGTTCTGCTAACATTATCTTTTCCTTCTAGGTTTACAGTAGGCTGTTATCTGTAGATTAGCTCCTTCCAACTGTGGTACTGACGGTTGCTTGTGTAATCTCTCTGCAAAGTACAAGCATCTATCTATGTCTTCAAAGGTTTGTGTTTGGTCTACTACTCTTAATCCCATCATAAACACTAACACAAACTCAATCATTACCTTTTTCTGCTACCTTATCTTCGTGACATTCACAATTACATTCGTCACAGTCACATTCGTAACATTCACAAGTATCACACTTTTCTTTTGTCATTCTCGTGTTTCCTTTTTAGTTGTTCTTTTGCTTTTTTTGCGAGAGCTGCTTGCTCCCTCTTCCCAGATACTTTGGCTCGTTGTTCAAGGACAGTAAGTATTTGTATCTTTCTCGCATATGGTTTATTGATTCTTTTAACTTTTGCAATGGTGTCTTTGGCATCGGTGACCGTGGCAAACTTGATGCTAACTGTGTCTTTAGGGTTTTCATCCGTGTATAATCGTCTATCACTACCTTTCGGTTTTTTACCTGTGCCAACTTTAGGGTCTGCCTTTTTCTTTTTTGCCATTATCCTCTATATCCACCACCTGCTTTTTTGTAGGCTGATGCGACCATTTGTGCTTTTCTGGCTGACCATTGACCGGGAGCACCCCCCTTACCACCTGCTTTGATACGATTGAATATGTTCTTACGCATTGTAGGTTTGGTATAATTCCCTGCAGCATTGACTGTGCTTCCACCCTTGTTTAGTTTTAAAGCTGATAAAGTTTTAGCTTGACCTGCATGTGCCTTACTAGCTTTCTTTAATTTACTTACTACTTTTTTTATTACTTTTTTTGCTTTTGGTTTCGCTGTTCGCATCTCTATCCTCATATAGATTATTAAACGTAGTGAATGGGTCTAAGTAAGATTCATGTGATTCTGCCGAGTGTGTCCACTGTGATGGTGCAAAGTCAGGTGCTCCTTCTCCTGTAACCCACAGAGCAGGACTTGTAGCTCTTACTCTGTTATTTGGCAGTGCAACAATGTTGCCTGTCCATTTTCCTGCATCCAACAAGTACATCACGTGTGACTGTTTATGCTGTGCAGGGTCATCTGCTATGTCACTGTCTGTATAGTCAACAGTAAACATATACTTAGCTGTGTAGAACTCATTGCCTATCTTACATAACCACGGACTAGAACTAACTCTGTCCATCACTATGACACTATGGTTTCTTGATTCACAATCCCAAGGTTGACATAAGTGGTCTTCCATTGGCTCTGCCCATTCATCTACAGGTATGTCGGCTACAAGTGCTTGTATTGGCATCCTTGCCCACATTGCACCACCGTGTACATTGTCATCTTCTGTACAACCTGTGAAGACTACCTGAAAACTTAGTGACCTATCAGGTATGGTATTAACTGCGAAAGCTAGTGCGTGTAGGTATTCACCGTGATAATTCATATGATTACAAGTGAACTCCTTACGTACCCAACATTTAAAATGTGGTACGTTACTTATAAGATATGACATTACTTACGTTTAGCTGCTCCACCACGAGAGTACATCTTAGTCTTCTTAGCTGCTCCACCCTTAGCCATGTATTTAGTCTTCTTCATGCCACCTTTAGCCATATACTTTGTTTTTTTCTTCATCATTGTTTAAGCACTCCTGTTTACTTTACCTGCGTTTTTATTTCGCTTGTATGACCTATTAGTTGAAGCTTTCACTACACTAAATTTACTTTTCTTTTTTAGGGCATTACCCCCTACGTGATGTACATCCTTACCATCACCTTTTTTAACAAGACCTTTACGTTCCATAATCCTTCTAGCAAGATTACGATTGGCTCGTTTCTTTTTTACTACAGGCTTAGAATCATACTTTTGTTCTTTTTTATAATTTCTAGCCATTTTTCTTTATGTTCATGTAGGCTTCAGGACTAGCTTTTTTTAAAGCAAGTAACCCTGCATTATCAGTGACTGAACCACCTGCTGAGTACATATGTTGTTTGCCACCTACACTGCCACCATAAGCCATCTTAGTTTTCTTCTTAGTATCTTTAGGTTTTCTACCACCACCCATGATAATAATAGCTATTCCATCTTTCTTTTTCATGTGTCACCTATTTCTTTTTTACTTTTGCATAATTCTTAGCAGACATTCTGCCTTTAGCAAACTTTTCTCCGCCACGTTTCTTTAACTCGTCATATGTAAACTGAGCATCGTAAGAAGATGAATTACTTATATTACTTCTTTTCTTCTTAACTACTTTTTTAAGTTCTTCTTTTTTAACTTTAGTTGAAGGTGCTTTCTTAGGTTTCTTAGCTACTGTATCTTTCTTCTTCATTTTTACAGGAGCAGTTCCGCCTTCCATATTGTCTGTTCTTCTAACTTTACTTTTTGACAGGCTGTCCACTCTACCCATACCAAAGTCAGTCTTCTTTTTCTTTTTAGGTCTTGGTTTAGGCATTTCACTTGCACTAAGGTTTGTACTCTTTACACCACTCTTTGTGCCTAGTTTATCTGCTGCTATTTGTGCAGTCACACTTCCAAGTGTTTTTAATTTACTTGCACCGCCTACTTTCAAAGGTTTATTGGTTGTACCTTCAATAGTTTCACCTTTACGTTTAGATGTATTTACTTTAGTACTAACATTCTTTTTAGGTGGTATCACTTCACCTTCAAACACTTTTTTCTTAGGCGATTTATTTGGTTTACTTATTGCTGTAGACTTAGGCTTTGTAACATTACCACCACTACCACTAGGCTTTGTAACAGATGTACCTGTTGTTTTATTCTGTCCTAGTTTAGCTGTTATCTTAGGTAGTTTGCTCATAGTCTTAGGTTGACCATATTTCTTAGTCAAAGCCTTTGTTAGTTTTTTAACTGCTCTTCCGCCTTGTGAACGGATAGCTGAAGCTATTGTAGGTGTTGCAGCTCTTACGAGTGCCTGTCCTACGATAAATAATAGAGGTAGTGCCATTTTATTCTCCTGTTACCACTTTACTTTATGTGACCAGTATTTAGCTGATAACTTAGTAGTGGGTTTACCTTGAGCATTATGTCTAGCATAATAACTCTTCTTACGTGCTTTATCCTTCGCTGAAGTAGGATTTTTACCAGCACCACTTACCCCTTGTTGTCCAAAACGAATAAGCTTCATGTTATGCCCTTCGGCAGCTAACACCATATGTGATTTAGTCTTGTGGTCAGGTGTTCTCTTAGGTTTGTTCACACCCTTTAGTCCATGTTTCTTGAGCAACGCTGCTCGTCTATTTTCATGTGCCATAGTTTATATTCTCATCTTATCTGAATCTTTGTCCTCATAGCACTTATACTTCAAGGCTTGGAATGTAGGCATATAGTCTGGTAGGTCAGCAGCCATTTCATAGGTACGTACTATACACTCCTGCTTCGTTTTATATGGACCTTCCAAATCTTTCAATGTATGACACACATCTGAGTTACCAATCATGCATACAAGTACATATGCTTCAAACATTAATTTATCATCCCCTCTGCTTTCATTGCAGTCTCCACGTGCTTTAATGTATATCGTACACCTGTGTCAGCTTCAATGGCAGCACGTACATAAAACACGGAACTGTGGGGTATATGTAAATTCTTTAATGTGTTAGTATGAATGGCATAATAAAATGCTTCCAACATATTCTCTGGTGTGTATAGTTGTACTGATTTTCGTTTCATTGTCAAGTATCTTTTTTATATTAGTACGGAGATTAATTAATACTGTTCATTTAAGTGTTTACATTTATATGTTCATGTAAGTGTCTTTATCATCTTTATTCTATAAACAGTTATATGTATCATTTATATGATATGACCAATTATACTCGATTTTGGTCAGCTTGTCAATAGGGCAAAATAAAATAAATATTATCGTGTGATAAATATGTCACACTTTATGTATATATGAGATGAGTTACCTAAGTGGTTAACACTTTATATTTCCCATCTGTGTATTTCTCCAAGCATATATACGTGACCCCCCCTAGTGGCTGCTGCATGGGGCTGCTAACTAGCCGATAAAACATAAAGGGAAGGTCAAAAATTGTAATAAAATAACGTTAATCAATAAAAATAATAATTAATAATGTAAAATATCTAATAAAATCAATTAGTTATGTAATATAAACAACTAACTAATAATTAGTTATTTATTTAATTGTATTAAAATATAATGATTTGCAGAATACCACCGCATTTAAAATGGCGGTGTATAAAATAAGAAGCGGTCATATGTATATAATTACATATCAAATAATTATTTTATTAAATCTATTGAATTAATAATCATTACGAATTATATAGATAATATATTTTAATTAAATAAGGTTTAAAAAATGTTATCATTTACAGAATACAAATTAATAAAACATACACTATTAAAACAAATTGAAGATTATAGAATTGAGGAAGGAAGGTTAAGAACACATAGGTTTAAAGCTTTATATAACAATCGTGAACACGCTTATAATACTATTAATGATAGGTTTAAAATAGTACAATCTAAAATAAATAGTCTATTAGATTTACATGATAAGTTTTATAATAATTTAGATAGCAATACGAAAAAACAAGTAAATGAAAATACCGCTTATGGTATATTAGAAAAGGTTTAAAAAAATGATTAGATTAAATTTAAATGATAAAGATTTGCAAATAATACAATCAGCATTAATTTATAAAGCTACTACTATTGAAAAATACGATAATAAAAATAGTAGAATAAAATATATTCATAATTTATTAGACTATATTACAGCTGAAAAATTAGTATTAGAAAAATTTATTGAGGATATGAAAAAACAGAAAGAAAAAAAGATAATTGAAAATTATATAAAAGATAAAAAGGTTTAATATAATGAATGATAAAAATATATATATCCAATTATTAGTTATTATCTTTTTTACCTTACCTTTATGGCTAGTAATATATTATGAAATAAAAAATAAAATACGTACTAATAATAATTTAAAAAGAATACATGAAAGAAATAAAAGAATAAAAAATAATTTATATAATACTTGAAATAATAAAACTAGGTATTATATAAAAGATATAAAGGTTAATCATTTAGATTATTTAATAAAACTTTATAAATAGCATAGAAGGAAAATATTATGCAAAATACTAAAACACAAAATTATACTTACAATCACTTAAACCAAAATAAACAAGTTATTAAATATCTTGAATTGTTTGGAAGCTTAAATCAACGTGAAGCTTTTAATTTAGAAGCTATCACGCAAGGCAAGTTTTCTAATATAAATAGATTATCTGCTAGAATATTAGATGTTAAAAAGCAGAAATTACTTGGCAATAAAAGAATAGAAAAAAGTAATTTTGGAAAATTTGCGGTTTATAAGTTAATATCTAATTAATTGATTAGCTAAACAATTAATATATTTGAGCTATGATTATAAAAAGTTATAGCTCAAATAATTCTAAATTTTTTTATATTAATTACGGT